CAGAATTTGCTTATAAGATTAAAGAAAGTATTCCAGAGGAAAAATTGAGGTATACAATTTATGCTATCTGTCTTGCGATTTCCATTAAGTGTTGGGTGTCCGGAACAGCTTCAATTGCAGATAATGTGGTTGATAACTTACTTAATAAATTGTCTATTCAAGAGAAAACCATTATATACACAATCTTAGTTGCTCCAGTCTGGGAGGAGTTGTTGAAGTCCTACAACATCTACGCCCCAACACTATTTGGTGTTGCTGAATACTTCATTCAGAGAGCGAGTGGCCTTGAACCAAGTTTCTTAGGAAGGATTGTTTTGCATAATGCGCTATCTTTCCCCTCACTGTGTGTAAATAAGAAAACTGGTTCAGCGGGTAAGTATGCTGTGTTTTTGTCTACTGTTTTACATGCTTATTACAATATGTGTGCTTGGGTGTTACATCCTGAGCTTTGTATGCCGCAAGTAAATCCAGCATCAATTATTCCAAAGAAGTATATTAATAACTTCAGAGTGGGTTTGTTGTTCAATTTTCTTAAAACGAGATTCAGAAGGAAACTGGAATCAGGAAAGTTGGACACAACAACAGGATCATTTGTTTACGGATATGGATCAATCGGAGATAATCTCAATCTTAAATTAAGGAAAAGAGGGGAAAGTGTTTCGCTTTACCCTTTGCCTCGAGATGATGGATTAGAATATCAATGTTTTCCAGTTGCTGAACATCCAGTAGTTGAACAGATGAATTTTGGGGTAGCTGTCACCCCACCCCACCCAAGTTTAGTCGGATTTTTCCCAATGGCGGAAGCCTACATTGGTAGATTGTGTTCGGAAACCCCACCAATTGTTGACGAGACTCTGCAGCGATGTAGAGACTTTGTCGAGAGGAAGGTTTTAACAAAATTCGATAAACTTCGAGATGAAGATCTTATAACTATGGAAGAATATCTTCAAAGCATTCCACCAGATAAAGCAAAACTTTATTTACATCATTGGAAGGCTTTTATCTTGTCAACTGATGAGAGAAGAAGAAAGTGCATTAAACACATGGGAACTTTCACCGGTTTCGTGAAACAAGAATTTTATCCTCAAACAACAGATCCACGGATGATCTACAATCCAACTATGTTAGCCAAGTGCGTATTTGGTTGGGTTTTCAAACAAGTAGAAAATCAAGTGTATGATGTTAAGAGATTCCCACATTTTGTCAAACACATCCCAGTAAGTGAGAGACCATCTTACATCAAAAAGCGCCTCGCTGGATATCTTCTCTTTATGGAGACAGATTTCACGTCCTTAGAGAGCTGCATTTCAAAGAAATGGATGGAAAATATTGAGTTTACCATTGTTCGCCATATTTTTTCAGAATGTGGAGACTTCACCAGATCCCTCATTGAAGAGGTATTACAAACTATTTCAGAACCAGCACGGGTAATTTTTGCCTCTTTTATGGCGATTGTAGAATCGAAACGAAAGAGTGGAATTACTTGCACGGCTGTGATGAATGCTTTAACTAACTATGTCATTCTCAGATTCACATTTGAAGAACAAGACAGGAAAATTAAATGCAAGTTTGTTGCTGAAGGTGATGATGGTGCAATAGCTGCAAATGAGATTCCAAATCTCGATGTTGTCAAAAATTTGGGTTTTAAATTGGAATTCGATATCCGCTATTCACTTGGTGAATTGAGTTTCTGTGGTATCCAATTCCATGAAGATGCTGAACAAGCAATTCGTGAACCATTTAAATCCATTTGCAACATGTCGGTTATAAATCGTCAGTATTTTCAAGCTTCTCCTTTAACAAAGGAAAAATTAATTAAAATAAAAGCGTTAAGTTATGCATTCGAGTATCCTGCTTGTCCAATGGTTACTGCTTATGCGCACGCCATTATCAAGAATTCAACCCAATTTAAACCTCAAACTTTATTAAGATTGTTGAGGAGAATGAAGTTGTGTGACTATGATAAAAATAAACTTGC